TTCTCCTCCTTCACAATCAGTCTTAAGGTAGTCTATTTTATTAATATTGTAAAGTTTTAAGAAAGTATCAAATCTAATACATTCTATTTGTTCAAAATGATTTACTGAACCATAGATTTCAAATTCACTAACACCATCGACTTCAGAAATTCCTTTAGATATTATAGTGTAATTTAAACCTGATAAATTTTTTTCTAAAGAAGATAATTGCTCAGAACTAGGTTCAAAGCAATATACGTGTGAAGGATTTTTATGTTTTATACTATATGGGAAAGGTCCATTACTAGCTCCAAAATCTACAACTACATCTCCTTCTTGAACTTGAAAAAACTTTTCGTAAATTTTATCTTCAAATACTTCTTTAGAAATAGTTTCCTGATACCATTCATTGGAGGTTCCCCAATCAAAACCATTTAAATTCATTTATAAAGTTTTTACTAATTTATCTTGCTCTTTTTGATCGACTCCCATTTGCCACAAAATACCTCGAACACCAGGTTCTCGGATTATATCAATATAGTGATCGGCTTCGCCTAAACTACATTCATAATATTTTGCTATATATTCTGCTACACTTTGTGGTCTTTGTTTTTTACTTGATTTGGTATACTTTAACCAAACCTTCTTTTTTGGGATCATCTCTCTATAAATGGTATAAATTTGTTTTTTGTTCTGTGGGTTTATCTTTTGAACATAATTTACGAGTTCTACGTAATTTATATCCATCGATAAATATCTATGAACCATATAAGAATTGAATGAGTCCCATGACTCTTCCGTGAAGTCCCCGGGAGGAGTCTTTTTAACTGTTATCTCTTCCAGCCAATCAAATAGTGTCTTCGTAGTCGTCTTTGATGTCACCTGGTAGAGTTTCTTTTAGGATGCGTCCTGTTTTAACATCATAGAACACAGGAATTGGAATAAGTGCATCTTGTGCAGTACCAACTGCAAAGCGTGATGCTTTACGCAAAATGATACCTTCAGCAACTACGTAGTTTCCGTCTGGGGTAACTACTTTTTCTGTGTTTTTTAGATCGATATTTAATTTAAGATCTTGATTTTGATTCATGAATTTTCTTTTTTGTGTTTTAACCAGTCAATATAGAAGCCAATTCCTACTATTATATTCATACCGAATGAAGCTAATATTTCATAAATGTCTTCATAGATGTTCATTGTTAAATGAACGTGTCCTACCATCCAAAAAGGTATAGATAAGTTTCCACTTATCCAACTTAAAGTATAGAGGACAAATTTTTTCATATTACCTGGATAATTTTAGCTATACAGGCCATAATGTTAATTTCTTTATCAATCCTAAAGTTAGCATGGTATTGATATTCTTCAATAATAATTGTTACTATACCTTCAGAACCAGAAGCATACTCGGAGACATTGTCATACAATTCTTTAAATAAACCTTCAAAATCATTAGTATTAGAGTCTGCAATAATTTGTCTAATGGTTTTCCAGTTTTTGGATGTTTTAAGTTCGTTAATTACTTGTGCTGTATAATTGTTCGCCACAAGTATCGACTTATCTAGTTTAAGCGCGTTATCAACAGTAGATAACTGAGCTGTACCTAGAATCTTACGAACATCTGGGTAGAATTGTTTAACAATTGTTCCGAGTGCTTCTTTATCCCATTGAATATTTTCTTTGTCTAGAATGCCTGCTACGTGACGAGCAACATCCTTCATTGAAGGAGGTATAATTTTAAGTACCTGGCAACGTGATTGGAGAGGATCAATTATACGCTCTACGTAATTACAAGTTAAAATAAAACGTGTAGTACGTGAGAATGTTTCAATAATGTTTCTTAGGGATGCTTGTGCTTGGATTGTGAGAAAGTCCGCCTCGTCCAAGATGACAACTTTAAGCGGCTTAAACGAAGCCGAACTTGCAAAGCCTTGCACTTTGTCTCTAATAGTTTCGATTCCTCGTTCATCTGAAGCATTGATGTATAAATAATCACAATCAATATTTCCAACGATAAGCTTAGCAAGAGTAGTCTTTCCAGTTCCTGGTCCACCATAAAATATAAGGTTCTGTATGTCGTTTTGTTCTATGTACTTGGCTACGGTAGTTTTAATTTGTTCGTTACCTACGTAGTCTTCTAGAGTTTTACTACGATATTTTTCAACAAACAAAGTATGTTCTTTACTCGAAGTCACCATACAGATCGTATTTCTTAGGTTCCGGTTTTGGTATTTCTATTTCTTGTGTTGTAATAATATACAATTTTCCTTTTAAAGGCTCAAGCCTAAATGCTTGGGGTTTTGTAGTTGCTTGTTGATACCAGGCATTTAAAACCTCAGTTAGTGAATCGTAAACTTTCTCACCGTTAAGAAGTTTCCACCTGTCACCAGGTGGAACTCGCTCAGCGATTTGAATGTTTTTTTCTACTTCTTGAGTATCCATTAGAACATACCCCCATTCCACCCATTGGATCAGATTCTTTCTTATCCTCTGGATTGTCAACTACAACACACTCGGTAAGCAATACTGTACCTGCTACTGAAGCTGCGTTTTCAAGTGCAGTTCGAGTTACTTTAGCTGGGTCAATAATACCTGCTTCTTTCATGTTAACAATTACTCCACTTTTAAGGTCATAACCTAGCCAATTGTTAACTGGGTCTAGATTAAGTCCGATCATTTGGGCTTCAATTGAGTCAAAGCCAGCATTTACAAGAATTTGTTCAAATGGTTTACCACATGCTTTCCAAACAATTTCTGCTCCAATATTTGAGCGGTTAATTGCTTCACGAGCATAGATTAAAGCAGCACCACCACCAGGTACAATACCTTCTTCAATAGCGGCTTTAGTTGCGTACAAGGCATCTTCTACGCGGTCTTTTTTTTCTTTAACTTCTGTTTCAGTGTTTCCACCAACATGAACGATAGCTACTCCTCCGACAAATTTCGCGAGCCTTTCTTGGAGTTTTTCTTGTTCGAAAGGGGTCTTTGCTTTTTCGATTTGTTGTTGAAGTTCTTCAATACGTGCTTGTATTGACTCAGATTCTCCTCTTCCATCAATAATGGTTGTTTGGTCTTTAGTTATTGTAACACTTCGGGCTGAACCGAACCAATCCCAACTGAATTTGTCTAGGCGTATACCCTTATCGGTACTAAATACTTGACCTCCAGTTAAAACTGCTACGTCCTCTAAGATCAATTTACGACGATCACCAAAGTCAGGAGCTTTAACAGCCGCGACTTTAATAGTACCTCGTGCTTTATTCACGATAAGTGTAGCAAGTGCTTCACCTTCAATGTCTTCAGCAATAATCAATAGTGGACGATTTTGATTAGATACTCCCTCTAGAATAGGAAGTAAATCTTTTACAGTTGTAAAACGCTTATCTGCAATCAAGATAAATGGATTATCAAGATAAGTAGACATATTTGAATTATCAGTTACAAAATAGTGTGACTTGTAACCACGATCAAACTGCATACCTTCTACTGTTTCAAGATAAGTTTCACCTGAATTTGATTCTTCAATCGAAACAACTCCCTCGCGACCTACTTTATTCAAAGCCGTAGCAATTAATTTACCTACTTCAGGATCATTATTCGCTGAAATAGTGGCAATTTGTTCAAGTTGTTCTTCACTTGAAATATCTTCTTTAATATTACGATGAAGTTCTTCAGTTACCTGTTTTACAGCAGCATCAATACCACGCTTAATTTCAACTGCGTTAGCTCCGTTATTTAGATGGTTTAGACCAGCTTTAACCATTTCACGAGCCAATAAGGTAGAAGTAGTTGTGCCATCACCTGCACTATCAGCAGTTTTAATAGCTGCTTGTTTTACCATTTTAACACCTACTTCTTCTACATTATCTGATAGAGAAATAGATTTGGCTACAGTCACACCATCTTTGGTTGATTGTACCTGACCCATTTCGTTAACGATTACTACGTTACGACCATTAGGACCAAGTGTTGCTACTACAGCATCTGCTAGTTTATCAATACCTGAAACAAGTTTTTTACGACCTTCAGGACCAAATTCAATTACCTTACTCATTTGTTAAATATTCTTTTTCTTTATCTGTTACTTCAGTTTGGTT